TCAGTCCTTCGCGCCCTCGTCGAGCGGCGGCGGGTTGGTCGTGCTTCCGTCGGGGACGGTGGGGGTGTGCGTCTGCATGTAGGGCAGCAGGTCGGTGTCGACGCCGATCGAGAGCTGCCGTTCCTCGTCGTACAGCGCGGCGGGAAGGCGTACGGCGTTCGTGGCGTCGGGAGTGCGAGCGAACCGCAGGGCCCACGGCCGGGTGACCGGTCCGGACGGGGGCTCACTGCTGTGGGGCAGGCGACCGCCCTCGGGGGCGAGCGGGAACGTCTCGGTGGCGGAAGCTAAGCGGCTCATAGTGACCTCTCGTCTATCAGGGACGGGTGCCCGCTGCACAGGGCGTGCAGCGGGTGGGTGGTGGTTACGCCGAGGCGCGGGGCGAGCAGCCCCACGCCAGGGTGAACAGGGTCAGGGCGTGCAAGGTAGGGCGAGTGGGTGCCCACCGGCGCCACAGAGCCTCGAACTCCCGGTCGGCGCTCGGGAAGGTGAGACCGTGGGCCGCTTTGGTGGCCCATGCCCGTACGGCGAGGTCGCCGTGCGGGTAGATCGAAAAGTCGCCGGTGTAGTCGGCCGCGGCTGCTGCTGCGGTCCACTCGTCGATGCCGGGGACCTCGATCAGTTCTTTGATCAGCCGTTCGGGGTCAAGGGCGGTCCACTGCTGGCCGCGGTCGAGGTACGCCTCGGCGGCGGCTCGCAGTGTGGGCCCGCTGGCCTTGCACCCGATGGCCGAGTACCCGCTGCTGCTGACTTGGAGCAGGACTTCGGGGGGCGGTGTGAGGTAGAGGTCGCCCGCCCGGGTGACGACGCTGCGCCCGTAGGCGGAGTACAAGCTGTGGTGTCGCCTATGGGCCTGCGGTACGGGCACGACTTGCCGCAGGATCGCGGTGCAGAGCGCATCCCAGATCGAGGGATTGTTCAGTCGTGCCACGGTGCCGAGCTGCACCAACTCGGCGAACAGCGGCTCGGCATGATCCGGGGTGGCAGGTAGCTCGATCGGCGAGGTGTAGGCGACCGGAGGTTGATCGGCGGCGGCGTCGCCCGTGATCGGCCAGAGCCCGAGGTGTTCCGCGCGCGGGTTCCAGACGGTGAGCCACGCGTCGCCCTGGTGCTCGACGAGCCGGGCCTGCTCGCCGGTGGCGGTGACCCGCCATGCAGGGTGATCGGTAATGATCATCGTGCTCATGAACTCAGTTCCGTTCGAGAGCAGCCGCGTTCAGCGGTGCAGCGTGAGTTCGTTCGCAGTTCGAGGTAGGTCACGGGCTGTACGGACCATTCGGCGACAGCCCCGCTTCCGAGTACCACGGTGAATCCGCAGTGATGTCCCGAGGTGAGCAGCCCGAGGGCGTAGAGCCACCCCGTTTCCGCCCACTCAACCGCTCGCGTGATCTCCCGCGGCGTCATCCCGAGCACGTGCGCTCCGCGGATCTGGACACGCATCGTGCGTAGCGCTGCGCCGGCGGTGGGGAAGGCGCTGGGAGCCTTGACAGGTACGGCGTCCGCCGAATTCTGAGACGCATAGCGCACGGTGGTGAGTACGAACCCGTGCTCGATCGCGACACTCACCCCGAGAACGTGTCCGTGGTCGGCCCCGACTTGCAACGTTGGACCCTCGACGGCCGGGTGACGGCGTAGCACCTGCACTTGTACCTCCCTGCTACGGCGTCTTGGTCGCACTCTGCCGGGCCACTGTTGCAACGGTAGGCAAGGTGCAACCTAGGGGGGGAGCTTGCCCAACGGGCGCAGCCAAGCGCAGAGTTATGCCACGTCAGGCACGGTGTGGCCCGGTAAGCAGGCCCCGCCGTGGTGACGCAGGGAGACCGTAACGCCACGCATAATGAGGTTGCAAGGGTGGACCGGTACAAACATGCAGACTGGCATATGCAAAAACCCCCCGGCCCTGGTCAGGTGGGGGGTTGTCGGCGCCTGCGGCGCCGAGCGGGCAGGCGTCCTAGTTGACGAAGTGGTCGAACTCGCCAGCCTTCACGCCCGCGATGAACGCGGCGAGCTTCTCCGGCGACGTGGTGATGATGCTCGCCGGGTCGTCGCTCTCGCAGAGCAGGATCGCGCCGTCGTGTCCGGCGGCGACGTGCAGGCACTGCTCGCCGCCACCACCGGAGAAGCTCGACTTCTGCCAGTTGAATTCGCTGTTCATTCCTGATCTCTCACAGTTCTCTTGCGATGTGGTGAATGAAACTTCGCGACTCGTCGGGGTCGAGTGAGGTCTGCTCGGCGAAGTCGAGCAGGGCTCTGTACCTGTCGAGGTCCGCGGCTGTGTCCAGGAAGCGACCGCCGAACGGCGTGTCGATATGAACGGTGTCAAGCTGCGGGACGGCGCCGGTCGCGTACATCACGGTCTGGGTGACCTCGATGAAGTCGTCGGCCGTGAAGGGAATCACGCGGAGAGTGATCCACTCCTGCTCGGCCGCTTGCAGCAAGTATTCGAGCTGAGCTCGGGCCACCTTCCGGCCGCCGACCCGCATCCGCAGCGCAGCCTCGTGCACGATCGCCTCGAACCGCGGCGGGGCGTCGTGGTCGAAGATCCCTCGGCGCTTCATGCGGTGCTCGACGCGAGCGTCTACCTCGTCCCTCGGTACCTGCGGGATGACGCCTGCGAACAGGGCGCGCGCGTACTCCTCGGTCTGCAAGACGCCGGGGAACGTCATTGGTTGGAGGCATCGGAGCTTCGGCGAGTGGTGTTCGAGTTCGGCGATGTCGAGGAAGCCGGGGGCGAGAACGCCGCGGTAGTCGTCCCACCAGTGTGTTCCGCGGCGCTCTCCGGCGATGACGCATAGGGCGGAGAGCAGGGCGTCGTCGTCGCATTGGTAGAACGTGAACAGCCTGCGAATGCGCTCTTGGCTGATGCCGAGGCGGCCGGCCTCGATGTTGCTGATCCTGGCTGCGTCGGTGGAGAGCAAGCCGCCGGCGTCTCGTGCGGTCATGCCGGCGCGCTCGCGCAGCTTCCGCAGCTCAGAGCCCAAGCGGATCTGTCGGGCGGTCGGATTGTCCCTCGGCGGCATGTGTCCCTTCCCCTTGTCCTACCTGAGTTTGCCGGTTGCGGCGTCACGGGTCCACCCGCAGAGGTTCTTGGGGGTACAGGGTTGTACCGGTCCAACCTTTTACCCTATGGTCCTGGCGGCACCGCGTCGCACGCCAGTAAGACCGAAGTGCAGCCGCTGACACGCGCCTTGACGCGCAGTCACCCCGGGGGCGGCCATTGCCACGCATGGCGGGCAGCGCGAGCTCAACCGCGTTGGGAGACGACGACATGACCACATCTGCCTTACCGCAGGACCCGCCCGAGGTGGGCGTGAGCTACCGCATGACGGCGCCTCGCGCCGCGACCACACCGAAGATCGTTCGTGACTGGCTCGTGCTGCTGCTGGTCACCCTCGGGCACGACAAGATCGCCGAGCAGGCGAGGCTCTGCGCATCCGAGGCGGTCACGAACGCCTATCAGCACACCCAAGCCGACAGGATCACGGTCGAGGTCTTGCTCGGCTCGACCGCCGTCACGGTGTCCGTAGACGACGACCGGCCCGGTTGGCTCCCGATCCCGCGCCCGCCGGCCACGTGGCGCGCTGAACGGGGCCGAGGTCTGACCTTGATCAAGGCTCACTCCGCCGACCTGCGCGCCGTCCCGAACGGTGAGCTCGGCAAACGAGTGCAGTTCACTCTCGCGTACGGGGAGGCAGCGTGAGGGGCTTCGAGAATCCGCTCGTCCTGCTCGCGATCATCATCGGGGGCACGGTCGGTCTGCTTGGACTCACGGCCGTGTGGGCGAGTATGCCGAGCGCCCGCCGATGGCTCGTCGACCCGCCGACCAAACCGGGCGAGAGCTACCGCTGCCACTGCTGGCAGCACGTGATCGTCGTCCGCGTCGCCGAGCCCCACGGCGGGAAGCGCCGCCGGGGCAAGCGCCGCCGGACCACCTACGTCATAGACCCCGCCGCTCGCCCGGAAAGTGCCTCCCACGCGGGGGCGGGCGGCGGTGCATGGGGGGTACCTCCCGTGCGCGCGGTCGCCTAGACCGTCCGCACGGTGACCCCGGGCCGGGGCTCCCCGACGAGTGCACCGTCGGGGGCCCTGCGCCTACCTCCAAACGAAAAGGGCGCCCCCGCCACCGGCACAAGGCCGGGGCGGGGGCGCGCTGCGTTCAGTGGGCGGCGGTCTGCCAGAGGGTGAGGGCGAGGCCGATCACGGCCACAACGGCGAGGACGCTCGGGAGCGGCCACCGGGTCTTTTCGAGCGCGTCGAGCCTGCTCTCGTGGTCGGCGAGCTGCCGGTCGACCTGGTCGCCGCGCTGCACTACGAGGGCGAGCTGCCCGTCGAGGCGGGCGAACCCTGCCTCGACGACACCGCGCAGCCTTTCGAGCTCGAGGGCGACATCGGACGGCGAGGGGTCGGTCACGGGCGGCCGTCCGGGCCGCGGTCGAGGGCGAGCAGCTCGGCGTCGCGGTCCGGGCCGGTTCGCAGCCATGCGGGCAGCAGGGCCTCGACGACTGGCAGGGCCATCACGCGGGTAACGCCACCCGCGACGGCGAGCGCGAGGCCGACGCCGGCCGCGGTCTGCGGGATGCCCGAGGCGTCGATGATCAGGGGGAGTCCGGCGGCGAGGGCGAGCACGGTCTGCACCACGGTGCGGACGGTGCGGCGAGTCGCATCGGTCATGGGGTGTACCTCTCTTCTGTCCACAGCTTGGGGAAGGGGCGCCCGCCCGCGGTGAGCGGGCGGGCTCAGGGGGAGTGCTCAGACCTTGGGGACCTTGAGCGCCGCCCACGAGGACGGGCCCGGCCACCCGTCGGCGTCGTCGCCGGAGTAGCCGAGGTGGCGCTGCCACGCGCCGTAGGACTGGCGATCAGCCTCAGTCCACTGCGGGCCCGGTCCCTCCTTGTAGCGGCTGCACCCGACCGCGACGAGGCGGCGCCCCATGGCCGTGATGAGCGGCGAGCGGGGGTTCTGCTTGAACCAGCCGGCGCCGGGGAACGGCGCGTACTGCGCGGCCGGCGGCTCGGTGGGCTTGGGCTGCTCGGGGGCGCGGCCGAGGCGGCGGTCGATCCGCTCGCGCATGTCGTCCATGGACCACCCGCGCGGGTCACTCTTCCAGTCGCTCCACTCCTTGTGGCCGATGACGCTCGCCGCGCTCCATCCGTACGCGCGGCAGATCGCGGCCGAGGTCCGCTCGATCGCGTCGAGCTGCTCGGCCGGCCACGGGTCGCGGCCGTCGCCGAGGTTGACGCACTCGAACCCGTAGAAGTGGGCGTTCCCGTCGAGGGCGCCGGCCGATCCCTCGTGCTTGTTCGTCGCGGGCAGGGACTGCTCGGCGACGACCGCGGCGAGCACCCGCCCGTCGCCCCCGCCGGCGTGGTTCGCGCGGCCCGAGCTGATCAGGTAAACGGTGCCGTCCTTGGCGATCACGCCGTGACACAGCGGGCCGGGCAGCTCGTCGTATCCGTCGTAGCAGAGCCGCACCGACGAGTCGGTGCCGCTCGAAACGGTGTGGTGGATCATCACGCCGTTAATCGGGCCGAACGGCCCCTTGTGGTTGCGGTTGTGGGTGCGCCACTCGTCGACCTCGACGACGTGCACGCCCTCGGCGCGCAGGATCGCGACGAGTCGATCAGGGCTGAACGGGACTGCCATGTGTGGTGTCTCCAGATATGAAAAAAGCCCCGGCCAGAGCGGCACGGGGCGTACGGAAGAGAGGGGGTTAGGCGAGGGCGCACCAAAAGCGGTTGGCGCCGTTCTCCATCGAGGCGACGTTGATCGTTGCGGGGGCCGTTGCGGCGCCGGTCGCGTAGACGCCGAAGCGCTTCACGGCGGTCTGCCCGAACACGTTGGGCGGGGCGCCCGCGCCGCTCTCGGCGGCGAGGAGCATCGGCCCGTCGCCCGTGGTCGTGTTGTACTGCCAGCGCGAGGCGACGTAGTAGACGCCGGCCGGCGCCGAGTAGGACGCGGTCAGGGGCGAGCTGATCGTCGCGCCGCCGGCCGTGTGGACCTCGGCGGGCTCGTACGTGGCGGTGGACATGTCGCCGGTCGCAGCTACGCGGTTACCGGCCGAGTCGTAGAGCGCGGCCCATGAGCCGGTGGTGAGTCCGCCGGCGTATCCGGTGGCGAACCACACGATCCGGGTCACGGTAACGGTGGTGCGCAGGATGACGGCGGTTACCCGTATGGGGCCGCTGCCGGGGTAGAGGGCGGTCGACTGGCCGAGTGCGGGGTCGAATGCCCACGTGAGCAGTCCGTGATCGGACGGGAGCCACTCGCCGCCCCCGAGTCCGTCGACGTAGCTCTTGCGGGTGAGGTGGTTCGAGGTGGTCGGCGAGGCTGAGCTGCTCGGCACGCTTGAGAAGGTTTTGCTTCCTGCGACGGTCTGCGTTCCGGTGAGCAGTACCGCCGTACCCGCAGCCTCGGCGCCGACGTCGCCGGCGACGAGCGTCACGGCGCCGGTTTTGCCCGCGACGGACTGAACGGGGATCGCTGCGGGCTGGACGTACCGCGCATCGGCCGCGCCCTGGTCGAGCGCGCCGACGTCCGTCGCGACGAGCACGACCGTGCCGGTCTTGCCGTTGACCGAGGCGACCGCGCCGCCGGATGCGGGGAGCTGCGTGGCGGGAACCTTGCCGGTCGCGTCGAGCTGCGCGACGCCGTTCGCTGCGCCGGCCGCGGTGGTGGCGAGGGCGCCGACATCAGCCGCAGTGAGGGTGACCGATGCGGCGCTCTTGCCGTTCACGGACTGGACGACGCCGGCCGCGCCGGTGGCGCCGGTCGACCCGGTTGCTCCGGTGTCTCCCTTCGGTCCCTTCAAGTTGCCGAGGGCGGTTCCCCAACCCGAGGCGGTGCGCTGCCAGAGATCGCCGGTATCGGTGCGCAGCAGCAGGTCGCCCGGTTTGGTGTTCGTGCTCGGGGTGGTCGTGTTGTTCAGGTACCACGCGGCGCCGCGGACGTCGCCGCCGATCTGCGCCCACGCTCCGGCGGAGCGCTGCCACGTTGAGACGGTCGTCGAGGTGACGCCGAGGAACACGGTTGTCTCGTACCGCACGTAGAGGTCGCCGTCGACGCCGAGGGCAGCCCCGGGGGCGGCGGTGCCGCTGTAGATCCGCGATCCGGGCGCCCCGGTCGGGCCGCGGTCGCCCTGCGGTCCGGGTACACCTACGTAGTTCGGTTTCGATGGGTCGGTCGGGGCGATGTCGGACAGGTCGACCTCGGGCTGCGCCCGGGGCAACACGATGTTGTACGAGCGGCCCACGGGGATTCCCGAGAGCTGCTCGGTCACGATGTACGCCCACCCGCCGGGGTCCATGTCGGGGGCGTCGGTGGCGGGCAGGGTGACCTCGATACCGCCCTGCGCGTCGAGCTGGACGGTTACCGGGCCGCCGAGGATGACGTCGGCCGCGGGAAACGTGAGCGTTGCCGGTGCGCGGAAGACGAGCGCCCCCGATAGCGGCGTGCCGTCGGGGGCGAGGAAGCGACCGCGCACGGTCACGGTGGGGATGGACGGGGGCAGCAGGGCAGGACCCTCCTTAGTCGTCGATCGTGCGCAGCCCCGACGGGGCGCGCACCGGGTCGGGCCGCCGCTTGACCTCGGCCGGCGGCGCCTCGGTCGCCGCGGGGCCGGTGCCCTGCTGCGCGGTGGCCGTGGCAGTCGGGGGGCGAGTCGGCACGCGGGGGGCCTCGTCGGGCGTGTAGGTGTGGCGGTACAGGGCCGAATAGAGCCGCGTCTCGACGTCGCGGTTCGCTTCCTTGTTCCGGTGCTCGACCGTCCACGTGACCCACTGCATGAACTCGACGTCATGCATGGGCTGCTGAATGAACTTGTTGGTCCACTGGCCGGGGGCACAGTCGTACTCGGCGACCGTGACGGCGGTTCCCCCCTCGGGCTGCATGGTGACCTTGACCTGCCCGCCGCCGGTGTTGGCGTAGGTGAAGAGTTCGAGTTCGGCGACCGCGTGCGTTGCCGGCCCCGAGCCCCACCACGCCGGTTGATACGTGGTGAGCGCGGTGTTCTGTCGCTCGGTGGGGTGGAGCTGTATCGGCAGCATGGGGCGGCCGAGGAACCGGTCGCTAAACGCGTCATCCATGAGGATGGGCGTCGGGCGTTCCTTGTCGCGGCTCCAGATGCGGATCATCTGATCCTCTTCGAGGATGTCGTCGCCGACCGTGAGCGCCCGCGTTCCGGTGGCGCGGCGGATGAACACCCCCCAGTCACCTTGGGGGGTCTGGCCAACCTTGAACGTCGCGGTTCCCTCGGGCGTCTGGGCGATCAGTTGTCCGCCCTCGCCGATGGTGATGTCGCCGTGCAGGATCTGATCGAGGGCGGGGCGGATGTTCGCGCGTCCGGCAAGGGTGCGCACCTCACGTTCGAGAGCGCGGATGCGGTCGAGCAGGTCGAGGGGGATTGCTGCCACTAGGCGGCCTCCAAGAACAGGCGGGCGGTTTCGGGCCGCCCGCGGAGTGCGGGTGAGATCGCGAGGCCGACGACGCGGTACCGGCGGTCGAGCCCCTCGGCCCACCACAGGTCACGGATACGCACGCGGATGGTGGCCCCGAGCAGGGCCGGCGAGAGCGGCGTGCGGTCGAGCGCGACCGTCACCTCGGGGATCGTCTGCGGGTGCAGCGCGGCGGCGAGGTCGGCGCGCGCGTGGGCGTCGAGAGTCTGCTGCTCGGTGATCGTCGAATAGTCCGAGGTCCCGTCCAGCCGCGGCCATCCGGCCTCGAGCATGTCGTCGTCGACGAGTGGCTCGCTCATCAGCGGCAGTGACTCTTTCGTCTGGTTCCGGTTGTCGGACGCGCCGCGGGACTGCCACGTGTTCGCCTGCACGGTGGCGTCGACGGGCCAGCCGTACGAGGTGATCGGGCCCGGGTGGTCGAGGATGATGTCGCTCGCCCCGGTGCGGATCACGGGGGAGCCGAGTTGCAGCTCTTTGATCCGCCGGCCGGTGTTCGGATCGCGGTAGCTAGCGATCCTCCACTCGAATCCGCCCTCGACGGCGGCGAGTTGGTCGATCAGTTCACGGATGCGAGGGACGTCGTAGCGGCGGAACACCCGGTCACGCTTGACGCCCGAGAGCTGCTCGCGGTCCGCCTCGATGCCGATATCGCCGCCGGGCAGACTGGCCGAGTAGTCGATCAGTCCGCGCACGATGTCGAACTGGTCGACCTGTTCGGCGAGTTGGGTGTCGAGTATGGTCCGGTGGTCGAGGTAGGACGCCCACCCGCCGGCCTGCACCTGTAGGGCGAGAAAACCCCGGTTGTTGCTGGTGAGGTTCGCGGTCCACAGGATGCCGCCCCACCAGATTTCCCGCCCGCGCTCGATCCACAGGGCTGTACGGCCCGGTTCGACGGCGGCGCGGGCGCGAGCGGCGACGGCACGGTTCGGCAGGGGGATCGTGGCCGAGGCCGAGCCGATCTTGCCTATGTAGTCGTCGAACGAGACATCGGTGACGGGCAGGACGTCGAGCACCTGATCGGTGCGGACGTCGCACAGTACGGCCCGGTAGGTGGGGGCGATCAAGGATCACCCCCCTTACGCGTCGAGCGGGTACTGCACTCCGCCGAGCGCGGCCCACGTCGTCAGTCCCGTGGCGGAGATCAGGCGGAGCTGCCCGTTCGTCTGGGCATCGAGCTTGATCGCTGCGCCGCCGCCGGCGATCGCTACGGAGGTGAGGGCCGCGGGCCGGCAGTTCGCCGGCAGCATCGAGGCGAGCAGGTTTCCCGTGCCGGGCGGAGCACCCGAGATCGGCCAGGACACGCCCCCGCGCAGTTGCAGGTGCGGCACGCCGCCGAGCATGATCCGCCGGTACCTGACGTTCCCCTGCGAGTTGCCGTTGTTGGTGTAGCCCGTGGCCAGGGTGAGGGCCGTCCAGCCGATCACGGGGTCGAGGGTCTGCCACGCCGCGCCGTCCCACCGATCGAGCCCGAGACCGTTGTCGCGGTACTGGCCCGGGTAGCCACCCGAGAAAGAGAGCCCATAGCCGCGCGGGAGAATCCCGCCGTACGCCGAGGTGTACCGGCGCCGGTCGTTCAGCGCCGACGCCCACGTAATCCCGCCGGTGCCGGCGGACACCCCCGCGGGCACGGTGACCTCCCACAGCCGCAGTGCGGCCGAGGGGAGCGAGGGCGCGCTCGGGTTGGCGTTGGGCTGGCCTTGCAGGATCTCGAGGCGGGCGAGGGTCTGGTCGCCGGTGTCGTACAGGGAGTCGTACACGCGCAGCACCACGGCGTCGATCCGCGGATTCTGCGCGTTCCCGTCGGCGATGGTGAGGGTCTCGGGGGCGGTGACTGCCACGGGGTAGGCGCCTTGTGCGTCGGTGCCCTGTACGAGGGCGCGGCCGACGCCGATCTGCACCTGCATGGCGCCGGCCCCGGTTGCGTTCAGCGCCGTACCGCCGGCGATCACGCCGTCGCGGGTGGCCATCGCGGACTCGGGCGCCATGGTGCCGAGCGGTACGAGGCGGGTGTCTTCACGGGTCTGCCCGGTGGGGAGCAGCCATCCGGCGCGCACGGTCAAGTCGGTGTCCTCCTTTACCAGTAGGCGGAGCGCCACCGGATCTCGGCCGAGGCGCGGGGGTCGGTCGAGCCGGGGGCAGCGCGGAAGAGCAGCGAGGTCGACCCCGGGGGCACGGTGAACAGGTTCTCGGGGCTGCTGCGCGCGGTCGCGGTGTAGAGGCGGCTCGCGGTGCCGTTCAGCGTCACCGTGCCGTCGCGGGTGTCGACGAGCAGCTCGTCGTCGGGGGCGAGGTCGAGGTCGTACTCGACGAGCTCGCCCGTGGTGATGTTGGTGATCGAGGGACGGGAGACCGGGCCGCGGATCAACAGGGTGGGGTGTGCCGGCGCGTCGCCCTCGTTGACGGCGCGCAGCGACCCCGTGCTGCCCGGGGCGCCGAAGTCGAGCGGGTACGTCATCCCCTCGGGTCCGGGGGCGAGGTGCCAGTCGAGACCGGGCTCGGCACGTGGGAGGTTCGCGGTCGCCTGCTGCTCGGCCACGCCGTACCGGCGCGGGTCGGTCGCCTCGAACTGAGCTGCGGCCCCCGTCACGACGCCGATCGCGTACCCGCTCGTCCCCACCGGCACCACCCGTCGGATGCACCGCACCCACGACAGCAGCGGCGGGGAGTTGTCGAGGCGGATCACGAGCGGCTGCTCGTCGTCCCGCAGCGCGGTCGCCGCGGACAGAGCACGGACCGCGGCGCCCATGTGGCCCGGGTCCGTGCGGATCACCACACCATCGAGGGTGATCGTCCGTGGCTGAGCGAGCAGCCGGCCCGGGTAAGCGCCATGCGCGTCGGACCGGTTGACGGTCCCCGAGTCGTACGCGGGTGTCTCCTCCCACCCGGTCAGGGTCTGCCACCCGTAGCCGGTGCGGGGGCCGAGCAGCAGGTCGCCGATCTGCACGTGTCCGGGGAGGGTGACGAGATCACCAGGGGCCAACTCGTCACCCCCTTGCCTTGGCGTGCCACGCGAGCGCGACCGCGGTCTGATCGGCGGTGGCCTCGCCCGCGTGCCAGTTCTCGATATGGACTGCCGGACCGCCCCAACCCCCGCCCGCGCTGCCGCCGTTGGCGGGGGCGCCCGCGGTGGCGAACTGCGGGCCGGCGGGAACCGAGACGAGATTGCGCATCGTGCGGTCGATCGCGGGGGCACCGGCCTTGATGCCCTCGACGATTCCCGCGGGAATAAACTTGCCGATCTTGTCGCGCATGAGACGCGACGGAGAGTGAATTCCGAGCGCCTTTGCGATCGGCCCCGGAATCAAATTCTTGGCCCAAGACATGAGCGTTGATCGCAGCCAACTACCCATGCCCTTGATGCCGTTCCACAGGCCCATGATCAGATCACGGCCCTTGTCATAGAGCATCGAGCCAAAATCGCCGAAGTAGCCTGCGATCATTCCGGGCAAGCCTCGGACCCAATCGAGCATTTCACCGGCCTTGCGCACGGTGCCCGACTTGATCGAATCCCAATGCTTGATAATCAGCCCGACGAGCGTCCAGTTAAGGAAGAAGTCGACGATCCGGCCCGGGATGCCGCGGACCCAATCCACGGTTGCATTCCATGCGGATACGGTCCCGCTCTTGATGGAATCCCAGTGCTTGATTATCAGGCCGACGAGCGTCCAGTTAAGGAAGAAATCGAGGATCGCCTGACCAACCCACTTGAGCTTTCCCCATACCCAATCCCAAGCGGCGGACGTCGCCGAGACGATGGTGTCCCAGTTGGCGACGACAAGCGCGACGATGCCGACTACGGCGGCGATGATCAGCGCTATCGGGCCCATGGCGAGCAGCCAGGCAGCAGCCATGCGGGCGCCCTGAATCATGGACTGCGTGCCCATGAGGACCCATGCCCCGACCACCCGCAGCGCGGCGGCGCCGGCGCTCACTCCCTGCGCCACCCAACCGGCCAACATTGTGGCGTTGAGCAGCACAAACCGGGCTGCAGCGGCTACGCCGGCCGCGGTCTGAGTGGCCCATCCGGTGACGACTGCTGTCGTCGTCGTCCACGCGGTGACGCCGAGCGCGACGAGCGTCGGCAGCATCAGGAGCGTGATCACGCCGGCGGCGATCGAGAGCGCCGTCGAGTGCTCGGAGATCCACCCCACGGACGCGCGCAGCGCGCCGCCGAGGCCACCCTCGCCGATGAAATCAGCGGCCTTTTCGAGGGCGGGTACAACGTTGTTTCCGAGGACGGTTACGACTTTGTCGATCGCCGCTCGCTTGAATGCCTCGAACTTGGTCGCGGCATTGTCGCGCATTGCATCGCCCGCTGCGTCCGTCGCGCCCTTGACGTTACCGAGAGCGGCGACGGCGGTTTTCGGGTCGAGCTTAAAAAGAGCCGCCTGTAGGTCCTCGGCCTTGGTTCCGAAAAGGGCGACCGCGGTCGCATTCCGTTCGGCAGGGTCCTTAATCGCCTTGATGCGGGTAAGGACTTCCCCGAGGGCTTTCGAGGCTTCCGGTCCACCCTTGGTGAACGTGGACGCCATCTTGTCCGCGTTGAGTCCGATCGACGTGAAAGCGTCAACGGACGTCTTACTCATGTCCTTTGAGCGGATCGCGAACTCTTTCAGGGCGTCCGCGACGGTGTCGGCGTCGCGTGCACCCCCTTGCAGCCCCTGCTGCATGAGGCCCATTGCGGTCTGCGCGTCGAGCCCCAAGTCGCGGAACTGGGTCGGGTATTCGCTGAACGTGTCGAGGAGATCCTCGGCCGAGTTCACGCCGTTCTGACTGCCCTTTACAAGGACGTCCATCGCCTCTTCGGCGTTCTTCGCGATGCCGGATTTCAGCATCACGCCGACCGCGCGAGAGACCTTCCCGACGTCCTCGCCCAGGACCGAGGCGGTATCGGCGACCTGCGTCGCCATGGTCTTGATCTGGCCCTGCGTCGCCTCGGGAGGCAAGAGCCCCTGCTGCGCGATCCCCTTCAGGATGTCGGCGCCGTCGGCGACCGACTCGACGATCGCGCCCGAGTAGAGCTGTCCGGCGACCTTGCCGTATTCCTTGGCCACCGGGCCCGACGTGCCGAGCTGCGCCTGTAGCTTGCCGGCGACCTTGCCGCGGTCCATCGCTTCGGCGATGCCGCCCATGAGCGCGGTACCGATCGCCCCGCCCACTGCGGCGGCGGCGAAACCTTTCAGCGCCGTGCCCATGCCGCCGGCCGCGCGCTCGCCGCCGTCGGCCGCGCCCTCGGCGAGACCGTCGCCGAGGCGGTCGCCCGCTTCCTGTCCGGCCTGATCGGCGGCGGCGGCGATCTGGTCGCCGCCCGCCTGCACTGCGGCGCGGGCGCGGGTCATTCCGGCATCTGCGCCGGAGTCGTCGATCGTGATTGTGGCGGCGAGCTCGCCCACCATGAGGGCCACGGGTGCTCACCTCCTGGCGGGTGCACCTCCCGTCGGGGAGGAGTCGGGCGGAGGGGTGAGCACCCGGGCGAGGCGAGACTCGGCCGAGAGAAGAGCGAGGATGCGCACGCGCAGCCATCGCCAGGACCGGGCCTGTAGCAGCCCGGGGTCGCCTACGTCGATGCCGTAGACCTCGTGCAGATCAGCCTCGACGAGCGGCCACTCGCCGAGGATCGCCGCCCACGTCAGTGACGCTTGCGGCCCTTCTTGCCCGCGCCGCGGGCGGGTGCCGGGCGGGTACTCGTACCACTCGTAGAGCCCCGACTCGGGGTCGAGCTCTCCGCACCCGACTGGCTGCGGCGGGCCGCCCGGTTCGGGGCCAAACGAGAAGGGTCGCCGGCCGCGGTCCAATAGCGTTCGGCCGCGGCCTTGTCCTGCGCGATCCACACCATGGCGGTGATCGCTGCGTGCTTGAGCGTCGGCCACTTCACGCCGTCGGCGATCATCTCGTCGTGCGCGGGGCCGAGGACGTCTCGGTACAGGTCGCGTTCGGCGGCGTCGCCGAGCACCTGCTCGTCGGCGCGCCCGCCGTCCGCGGCGACGGCGGCGGCGTGGATGAGCGCTTGCGTCCGCAGGCCGATCTCGGCCGAGGGTGCGGGCACGGTGTAGAGGCGGCCGGCGACGGGCAGCTCGATCGACTCGTCGAGCAGTTCGCCGAGTTCCTCGAACGCCACTACGCGTCACCCCCCGTCTTGGCTGCGAACGTTCCCCCACCGGCGGCGGGGTTGGTGATCTCGGCGAGCGGGCCGGACCCGGTAAGCGTGACCTTGATCGTGTCGACTTCATCCGGGCCGCCCCCGTCGGGCTCCCACGTCACCAGGGCGAGACCCTGCTGCGCGTCGTCGGCGCCGTTGCGGTCGTAGTAGCGGACGCTCACGTACGACTTGGCGCCGAAGCTACGGGATGCCTTGCGCAGCGCCTCTTGGGCGGCGTTGAACTTGCCGGTCACCGGGTGGGCGCGGTGGGCGATCGTGGTCTCGATGCTCCACGCGAGCATGGTCACGGCCTGCTCGCTCCAGCCCTCGGCGTCGTAGGTGGTCACCTCCTGCTGTGTCGGCTCGATCTTCGGCGTGAACTCAGTGACCCCCGGAACGAGGGTCCACATCGGCGTACCGGGCGTCGTGCCCATATCCAGCTCAAGGCGGTACCGGCGGGCGAGCGCGGTCACGGTCTCGGCCGGGGGCGTCGGGGTGCTCAACGGCGCCTCCTATTCGAGGTTGGGGTGCGCCCGGTGGGCGCGGGCGTAGTAGTTGGCGGTCCGCTCCCAGCGGCCGGCCGAGTCGGCGCCGATCGGGGCGGCCGAGACGCGAAAGACGAGCTGCACGGGCACGGCGCCGAACCGGTGCGGTCCGGACGCGTGCAGCAGCTCGTGCACCTGGTCGTCGAGGGCGTCGACCTCGCGCGGGTCGGCGCCGGCGCGGGTGCGGACTTGAATCCCGGTGGTCGTGTCGGTGAGTACCGACGAGTCGGTGACCGGGTAGGCAGACAGGCAGATGACGCGGTCGGGCGCGGGAGGAAGGGCGGCGACGGTGATCGCGGTCTCGCCGGCGGCGTACGGGCCGTCGGTGCGGTAGGTGCCAACGCCGGCGGAGTGCAGCAGGCGGGCGAGACCGTCGAGCAGGTCGACGGTGTAGGTCATCGCAGCGCGCGCCGGATCTGCGCGGCGATCAGCGCCTGCACTTCGCCCGCGGTCTCGGGCAGCACGCTTTCGAGGTACTTCGCGCTGCGCCCGGGGGAGTGCCGGGCGGTCATGTCCTCGTGCACGCGGGTCGCGTACGGGGTGTCGTAGGACACCGCGGCGACGAGCTGCTGCTCGTCGACCGAGGTCGCGCCCGAGCGTTCGAGGGTGCCCTCGTTGATCGGCACGCGCTGCCTGCTCGCGGCGAGAACGTGCTCGGCGCCGAGCAGCACACCGCGGGCCGCGGCGTCGCGGAGTGCTCCGGTTACGGCGTCGCCGTTCCAACGGAGTCGGGCGCGCTGCGGGCTCATGCGCACATCACCTCCGTTGACGCGGGGACGGGTAGGCCCGGGGCGGTGTGCGAGGCGGTCGTGATCGCTGTGGTGATCCGTCCGCCGGGCAGGGTGACGCGCGATCCGGGCGGGCAGTCCAGGCCCGGGGCGGCGATGATCTGCGCGCTGCTGGTGACCTCGCGGCCGTCGGGGGCGCGCACCATGCGCACGGCCTCGCCGACGAGCGCGGGGTGCCCGACGAGCGGCCCGTACGTCGGGCCGTACGCGCCGTCGCCGAGGTAGGGCTCGACGCCGATCCGGTGGCGGAGCAGGGACGGCGGAACGCGGGTCACCACGGGATCACCCGCCCCGGTTCGAGGCCGGCGCGGCGCAGCGCACGGGCGGCGCGCGGGGCGAGCTCGACCCCGGACGCGCCCGAGGTCGAGGCGGCGCGGCCGGACAGGGACACGGGGCCGATCGAGACCGAGTCCCACTTGCCCGCGGCCCCGGTGCCGTCGTCGCCGGCGGCGAGCCAGTATTCGACCTGCGCGCACGTCGCCGAGCTGAGCGCGGCGGCGATCGTCTGGTCGAGCGGGTCGCCGTCGTCGTCGACGGGGTAGATCGCGGTCAGCAGCGCCGAGTCGATGTCCTCGCCGGCCCGCGCGATCAGCCGCTCGGCGTCCGGCGGGGCCGGTGTGCCGAGCCACGCGGCGAGGGCCTCGGGGGTGGCGTAGGGAAGTCGCGCCACACGGTCACCCCCTCGGCTTGCCGCGGGCAGCAGAACGGCCCGCCGACTTGTCGTCTGGCGGGCCGTCCGGTTCGGCGGTGGGCTCGTCGCCCGGGGGATCGTGGTCGAGGGGCTCGACGCCGTAACCGGCCCCCTGGCAGTAGCCGATCACGGCCCGGTCGCTGGTGGTGGCGATGCCGTTCACGAACGGAACGCCGCCGGGCCCCTCGCCGGTGAAGTCGGCGACCGGGGCCGTAATGCGCACGGTGGTCATGTCCCGCCCCCTCACGCGCTCTTGATGTTGCGGAACACGGCGGCGGCGCGGGTGGCCTTGAGGACCGGAGCGACCGGACCCATCTCGACCTCGCCGACCTTGACGGCGCCGGCCCGGTCGAACTCGGGGAGCCACGTGTTCACGAGCGGCGAGCCGCCCCCGACCGAGGCACCGTGGAAAGCGTCGAGCCCGTACCGGACGGCGTACAGGTCGCCGAGACCAGTCACGTTCCCGCCGGCCGCGGCGCCGTCCGGGTCACGGGTGACGAGCGAGATCACGTCCGTGTTCGAGCCGGCCTTGCTCTTGAGGTCGACGAGCGGGATTCCGTTGTACGCGGTGACCGGGCGACCGAACGCGTCGGTCGTCTTGTCGAGCTGGTCGGTCCACGCCGCAATGGTCTTGAACAGAGACAGGGTCTTGCGGTTGCCGTAGATCACATCCGGCGAGTCATCCATCGTGGCGAGCCAGTCGTCGATGTGGCGCTGCGCGGCGAGCGCTGCGCCCTTGTCGGTGATCCCGGTCCAGTCGACGAACCCGGTCGCGACGCCGTTGTTCAGCGGCAGGTACTCGGTGCTCGACCCGGTGAGGATCTTCGACAGACCGTCGAACCCCTTCGCGTCGGTGGCCTTGTCGCCGTTGATCACGGCGTCTGCGAACCGCGCCCGCGATGCCTTGATGAGCTGCTGCATGTTCAGCGTGACGGCGCCCGAGGCGGCCGGCCCGATACGGGCGATCACGCGGTCGATCTGGAAGCTACCGCCGAGCGGTACGAGATCGACGGTGTAACGCTGCGTCGAGACCTCGGCGGGCGTGTACTCGGTGTTCAGCGCGCGGAAGTCGGCCGCGCGCTGCGTGATCAGCCGACGGTACCCGTACGTGAGGGTGTCGCCGCCGGTCGGGGAAACGACGTTGTCGAACGTCATCCGGTCGAGGATGTCTGAGCTCTTACGGAACTCGTCGATCACGTTCACGTCGAGGTCATCGGCCGCGTTGTTCCGGGCCTCGGCAAGGGAGGTGGGCAAAGGTTTCTCCTAGGTGATTCAGCCGCCGAGGCGGGCGGCGACGGCGTCGTGCAGGGAGGTCGCGCGCCGGTCGCCGGCGGGCGGGCCGTTGAACTCACCGCCCCCGCGCGTGGGCCCGGTCGGGGTGGCGCGGTAGAGGTCGGGGTCGGCGTCGACCGCGGCTTTGATCGCGGTCGTAAGCGCGGCGTTGAAACCGGCGTCGATGGGGTCGAGCTCGGCGACCGAGGCGAGGAAGGCACGGGAGTTGAGCAGGCGGTCGCCGCGGGCGCCCTGGGCGGCGGCGACGCGGGCGACGGCGAGCTCAACGCGCGCGGAGCGGAGCGCGGTCGCGTTCTCGGCGAGCAGCCGGTCGCGTTCGGCGACGGCGGCGGCGAGCGCGGCGGGGTCCTTCTCGGACTCCGGATCGTTGGGATTGAGCGCGCGAGTCACGGCGTCCAGCGCGGCGCGCAGCTCGTCGCGTTCGGCCGCGGCCTGCTCGGCTCGGGTCGTGGCCGCGGCGAGCTGCTGCTCGGCGGCGGGGTCGCCGGCCGGCGGAGTGCTCGGGGCCGGCGCGGGGTTCGGGTCGCCGACCGGCGGGGCGGGCGGGGTGGCAGGGTCGCCGCCCTCGCCCGAGCCGCCCTTGATCGGCCAGATAGCGCGGCCGTCGCGGCGGCGGCCGAGGGCGCGCTCGCCGGTGCGCGGGTGGATCGGCAGGGAGTCGTCGAGGATGTGCTCGGGCATGGTGGCTCGGCCCTCCGAGGGCGTGGTGCGGGCATGGGAAAGGGCCCGCCAGTTGGCGGGCCCTGCTAGTTGTGTCTGACGGCTCCCGGCGAATGGGGCTCTAGTTCGGCAGCTCCTGCTGATACGAGTCGAGCGCCGGGGCGGTCTTCGTTGCAGCGAATTCCGTGATGTTGTACTCGACCACTCCCGCGACGGCGAACGGGTCGCTCTTCGTGATCTCCTCGATCTTGGTCCGGTCATCTCCGACGGCAAGGATGATGTGGCCGTCGCGGGGTACCGTCGGCCCGGAGGTGAGGAAGACTCCGGACGCGTAGTGCGAGTCCAGCCACTCATTGTGCTCTGCGAGAGCTGCGTTGACTCGGTCGATGGGCGCGATGTACGTGAGCTCAAGTACGAACATGATCGACAGGCTAGGCGCACAAGGTGTGTCCAGTCAGTAGCGCATTCGGGGGACCTCCCCCAGAGCCCGCGCCGCGGCGTAGCCGCGAGCCCATGCGGCAGTCAGCCGCGGGTCGGTGTAGCGGGGGGCGTCGGTCGGCGGTCGGCCGGCGCGCGCGGCGGCGAGCCCCTCGCGGCGGGCACGCAGCGCCTGCTCGCGGAACCCCAACAGATCACCCCCTTACTGCTTGAGCCACTGAGCGTGTGCGGACTGGCGGGCGGTCTCGCCCGCGCCGGTGCGGACGCCGGTCACCTTCTCCGAGAACTCGGCGAACGTGATCCGGGGCGAAACGTCTTCCCAGAACCTGATCAGGTCCTCGCTCGCGCGGGCGTACGCGACGTGGGCCGGCCCTGAGAACAGGCTGTGCGGGTCATGCCCGGCGGCCCGTGCCTTGCGGTTGAGCAGGTTCCCGCGGGTGTAGTCCTCGGCGGCGAGTAGCTGCACATAGATGTGCTCGTCGTACATCTCGCGTACCTCGGCGCGGCTGTACGCCCCGCGCGCCGAACGGGCTTCGAGCTCGCGCTCGTACACCCATCGCTCGGTGGAGGACATGTGCTCTGTGCCGTCCGGGCCGCGGTCGACGTCGGCGCCGTACGGCCCCCACTCGTCGGGGTCCGCGGGCGGCGGATCGTCGAGGCGGATCGGGTGCATGGCGTCGTCGAGGGCGTCGCGGGCGGCGAGGGTGTCGGCGACCGTCGCGCCGGCCGCGGGCGGCGGCGGGGCGGGCGGGTGCCGGCGGTCGATCTCACCGGCGATCCGCTCGGCGTCCGCCGGCGAGGCGTAGCGGATGCCCCACACGAGCAGCTCGTCGCCGAGCTCGGACAGGTCGCCGGCGAGGCGCCCGCCCGGAAACAGGGAGTCGAGCAGGCGGCGCCGGTGGATCTCGGCGCCGATCGCCGGCCGGTCCGCGGGCACGTGCCGCGCCCGGGTGGCGAGCGCCTGCTCGGACATGCCGAGCAGGTCGGCCCGCACTCCGGGCATGGCGGCGTCGACGTCGCGGCGGTCGGCCTCGGCCATGACGCGCAGCAGACCGTCGTCGTCGAGGTGCAGCGCGACGCGGGCGAGCTCGTCGTCGCTGAACTCGGCGAGGCTGTCGACCATGCGCCCGCCGGGGCGGATGCGGTCGAGCAGCGCCTGCTCGTCGCGGCGGTCTGCCTCGGCGGTGATCCGTTCGCGGTCGCGCTCGTCGAGCACCCCGGGCCGCAGTGCGGCGCCGAGCTGCTCGTCGGTCATCTCGGGCAGGGTGCGCTCGTCGCCGGCGCGGACCCGCGCGGCCTCGAACGGGTCCGACCCCGGGCCGCTCGGCGTACCGGGGCGGCCCGCGGTGCCGCCGTCCGGCGGGAGGTTGCTCGCTCCGGGCTGCTCGCGTTCGCGGCGGCGGATGAGCTCGGGGTGCTGCGCGAGGTGCTCGCGCATCCGGCCCTGCCACTGTCGCACCCGCGCCTCGGCCGCTTTCTTGGCCTCGGGCGTCGCGGCGACGGCGGCGCGGTTCTTCCACTTCCTGATAGCGCGCTCGATCGCCCTCTGCCTCTGTGTTGCTTCGTAGCCGGCGGGGTCCTCGGAGTGCTCGACCGGGGCCCGGGTGACCCCGGGGAGATAGGCGCTCGTGCTGTGCCGGCAGTTGGGGTGTTGCAGCCCGTGCCGGCGGGCGTCGTCGAGCGATCCGGCGACGTGCACCTGCACGGTGCGGTCGTCTTCGGTGGCGTGCTCGACCTCGATCGTCCGGGCGCCGCCCGGTCCGTCGAGCGCAAGCACCTTGCCCTCGAACGGGTCGCAAAGATCGCAGTTGTGGGGGGCGTTGGAGACGATCACGAGGGAGACGCCGGCGGCGCGCAGCTTGTCGCCGTGCGCCTCGACCGCGGCCCGCCCGACGGCGGTCCGTACCGCCATCTCGGCATAGCTCGTCATCTGCCACGCGCGCCCGCTCTTGTCGACGAACGTCCGCAACCCCCGGTCGGCGAACCGTTCGAGGGCGCGCTGCGTGGCCTGTCGACGGGTGTCGATGCCGAGGAGCGGCGTCGCCGATACCTCGCTGATCACCTGCCGGTATCCGTCCTCGACGCCGCGCAGAATCCCGCGATGCGTCTCGGTGACGAGCTCGATCGTCTCGGCGGCGAGGCGGTCAACCGCCCGGGTGTTCGGGGTGCTGTCGGCGATCCGGCGGGCGTCGGCGTCTGAGAGCGCGCCGAGCTCGGCGAGGCCGGCGCGCGCCCCGACGTCGTATGCCTCGGTCACGGCCGAGAACACTTCAAGGTCGGTGGCGGTCGCGAGTGCGTCGACGACGCCCTGCGCTGCTCGCCGCAGGGGCTGAATCGCGGCGAGTTTGGCGACCGCCCATCCGGGGGCGTCGAAACCCTCGGCGAGCTGCCGCGCGACGATGCCGAGCAGGCGCTGCTCGGCGTCCGCGTACAGGTCGCGGACGCCGGCCGAGAGATCCTCGGCCATGGCGGGGTGAATCGGCATGACACCCCCCGCCATGAGTCACAGCAGCGCGCCGGCCTGCATCGGGTCGGGGACGGCGGCGCCGGTCTCGGTGAGGATGCGGGCGACCTCGGCCTGCACGGCGGTCGCGTCCCACTCGGGGTGAAGCATCCGCACCCGGGTTTCGGCCGAGACCGCTTGCGCCTGCTGGAGCAACGACAGAGTCTGTGCGAGCGAGGACGTGTCCTCGGTGATCGAGTCGCCGAACTTCACACGGGGTCGCTCGGGAACGATCCGCGGCGTGAAGAACTGCCGGTCGAGCAGCAGCAGAACGAGCAGCATGTCGGCGACGGGCGGCGTCCAGTACCTCACTTTCTTCCCCCGAGTGATCATGCTCTTTCGCTCGCGCGCCTTGACCTCGGTCGCGGTGACGGCGGCGCCCTGGTCGCCGAGACCGAACGTCGCCGCCGAGTATCCGGCGCTCATCACGGCTTGCCGGGTGATCGCGGCCGAGGTGCGCTCGTGCTCGTCGACCCTGATCGAGAACTGCGACAGGGTGATGCCGGCGCCGCCCTGCTCGGTAGGCGGGATGTTGAGCAGCGTCCAGATTTCCCGGTCGTCGTCAAAGCTCGCGCCGCGCCCGGGCCCGTGGTCACGCAGGTACCCGTCGGGCACGAGCAGCCGCGCCCGGGCGAGCCGCAGATCGCGAATCCAACTCGTCCACGTCGTATCGAGGCTGTCGAACAGGTCATACAGCGGCGCGGCGTAGTCGCTGCGCCCGAACGGTGAGCCGCGGTGCTTGCGGTGGGGGCGGATGTTCGGACAGTAGGCGGCGGTCAGCAGGTCGATACCGGTCTCGATCGCGTCGCCCTCGGGGCCGAGCGAGTCGGCGAGCGCGGCGACGTCGGGGTGCTCGGTGAGCGGCACCCGTACGCCGAGGGCATCCTGCGATCCCTGATAGAGCCCGTGCTCGATCCGGCCCGGGGAGTGCCGTTCGAGGTGGCGCCACACGGTGACCGAGTCCGAGGTGAGCTCGCGCCAGAACGTCACGGCGACGAGCTGCCCCCAGCGCCATTCGGGCACGGCGGCGTCGGGATGCACGGTGGTGAGCAGCGGCCGGCCGGCGAGCGAGCGATCCCACGTGACGCGCAGATAGACGCCGCCGAGCGCGGCGGCGACCTCGGCCGCTTCGAGCAGGGTGTTCGCGATGCCGTCCGACTCGGCGAGCTCGTCGAGTCGATCCTGTGTCCCGGTGTCGGCGACCGTGAGCACGGGCGGCTCGGCAAAGAGCAGATCCGCGCTCGCGGTGGCGATGTCACCGGGCAGGGGAATGTGCAGCCGCTGATCGGGCACCCCGGGCTGCTCGGCCCGGTCGCGCCCCCACAGCCGGCGCCGACCGTCGCGGCGCTGCGGCTGGTTCCGGTAGACAGCGGCGAGCTTGTCGCCGGCGCCGGAGTACCAAGCATCGTCGACCCGCAGCTCGGCATAGTGGCGGGCGAGGGCGGGCGGCGGCCACGGGGCGCCGTTGTCAGGAAGCGGCACAGCTCACCCCCTGTCGCCGAGCCCGAGCTCGCAACGCTGCGCACGGCCGGCAGTGCCGGGTGCCGTTCGGTGCGACGTAGGTGTTCGCTCGGTTGAACCGGTGCCCGCGGGCGCAATGCGTCTGACGCGCGCGGCGTGCGGCGGGGGAGATCCCGCGCCGGATGTTGGTCCGGGTGGTGACCGGTTCGAGGTGGTCGGGGTTCACGCAGTGCCGTCGGCGGCACAGGTGGTCGATCACGAGCCCGTGGGGGATGCGCCCGCGGGTGAGCTCATACGCGACGCGGTGCGCGTACTGCGGCCGGCCGCTGATCTTGAACTGCCCGTATCCGTTGGGCTTGACGTGGGCGGTCCAGTCCCAGCACCCGAGGGGGCCGGGGGCGACCTTGTCGAGGAACCGGTCGGTCAACTCGCGCACGTGATCACCCCCTCGCCTGCTTGGGCCCGGGCAGTGCTGCGCCCGGGCGGGGGAGTTGGGGGCGATCAGGCGGCGGCCGTCAGCAGCCCGCGCCATTCGTGCACGGTGCTGTGCACGGCGTACCGCAGCGCGTCGAGGCTGTGGTCGTCCTGCTTTACGGGGCGGTCCTCACCGCGGGCCGCGGCGGCGTCGTCCCATACGTACGTGGGGAACTCGGCGAGCAGCCCCTCGCATGAGCGGTGAATGAGCAGGGCGCCGGAGTCGAGGGCGTTCGCCACGCTGCGGATGCCGTCGAGCACTGCGTTATTGGCTCGGGCGACGTTCGGGTATCCGTCGGCCCATAGCTGAGTTGAGAAGCTCGCCGCGCTCGGGTCGATGAACGTCCACTCGGGCCGCACGCCGAGCGTGTCGATCCAGTCGCGGACGGCGCGGCTGTACTGCGCGTCGGTCATCTGACGGTGCGCGGCGCGGGCGTCGTGTCTCCACTCGCTCACCGCGTACAGCCGGCCGTCGCCGTCGAGGCCGAGCAGGATTGCCGAGAATGGGTTGCTCGTGCCGTAGTCGATGCCGACCCAGTAGCGGCGCATCTCGGGCAGCTCGTCGACGACGTGCTGCTGCTCGTCGTACATGTCGTAGATGGCGCCCTCGGCGACCACCCACTCGCCGAGGATCATCCGGCGCCGCCATAGTCCGGTGTACTCGGCGGACAGGGCCTTGACGTAGGCGGGCGACAGGGCCGGATTGTCGGCGAGCTTGAAGTGCCAGGAAGCGAGGTCGAGCTCGGGGGCGCGGTCGAGGTACTTCGCTTTGAGCCAGTGCCGCGGCCCGTCGGGGTTCGTGGTGCCGATCAGGATTGCGCCGGCGACGGACAGGCGGGCGAGTAGCTGCGTGAAAAAAGCCTCGGGCAGCAGCGTGACCTCGTCCGCGTACGCGACTGATGCGGTCAGACCGCGCAGCCGTCCCTCGGATCGGGAGTCGCTCGCGCCGATCAGGTGCACAACCCTGCCGAGGACCACGGCGGTTGTCGCGCCTCGGGTGTGGTGGACCTCGGCCGCGGTGTCCGAGAACAACTCGGGGTCTTGCAGCGGCTCGATCACGTTCCGCTCGATCGTGGCGAGCGATCGGCCCACGATCAGGATGAGTCCCGAGGCGGGCGCCCGTCGGACGGCGAGCAGGAAGCGCAGCAGCGACGAGATCGTTTTGCCGGAGCGCACCGACCCGTGCCACAGGTTGATACGTCGGGTGGCCTCGCGGATCGAGCGCAGTTGCTTGTCGGAGAGGTGGCCCGTCGAGGGAATCACCCCCCGTCGGCGTCGTCTCCCGTCGGCCCGAGCAGGGCGTCGGCGAGGCGGTCGAGCATCCCGCCGGCGCTCGTCGACTTGTTGGAGCGCGCGAGCTCGGCGACCTTGGCGTGTACCTCGGTCAAGGCTCGGGCGGCGGTGGCGTAGTCGCGGGCGTCGCGTGCCGAGTCGGCGGCGCCGACCCGCTCGACTTGAGCGAGGGCGCCGTCGAGGGCGTCGTCGGCGAGCTGCTCGCGCCGGGCCGAGGCATCGGCCTTACGGGCGTCGGTGGCGGCGGCGACCCGCGCACCGCCGGAGAAGGTGAGTCCCTCGGCGGCGGCGATCTTCGAGACGGTGGCGGCGCCGCGGCCGAGCTCGCGAGCGATCTGGTTACGGGACTTGCCCTCGGCGTGCAGGCGCCGGACTGCTGCTCGGTCGGCGTCCGTGATCGGGTCGGCCACGGGATCACCTCCCGACCGGGGGACACGCGAACGCCCCGCCACCGGGGGGATGGTGGCGGGGCGTCGGGATCAGGTTTCCGGGCACGCCGGAGGCGCTCCCGACTCTAGGTCACGAATAGATAACGGCGCAACCCCCTATCGGTACGTACCTCCGATCACTCAAAGAGGGCGCCCTGCTCGACGTCGTCGCCGAGGTCGAGCAGCGCCTCGACGCTCGGCGGCGCCTCGACGACGAGCCACCCGCCCCGCCACGTACCGCGCCCCTCGCCGGCCGCGGACTCGTCGACGAGCTGCTCGTCGCGCGCCGCATCACGCCGCGGCTGCAAGGTCGACCCCGAGCGCGGCGATCAGTTCCGGGAGGTCGTCCCACTCCCACACCCGCGCCCGCTCCCTGCTGTCGAGCGGCACGGGCGCCGAGCAGGCGCGCCCGCCCGAGCAGGTCACGGCCGGCGGCCCGTCGGGGGCACTGTGCAGGGTGAGCTCGCCCTCGCACCACGGGCACGGCTCGGGCAGCGGGGTCTCGCGCTGATCGAGGCCGAGGGCGCGCAGCACCCGAGCCTCGGCGATCCGCGCGGTACGCCGTGCCTCGTGCAGCAGGTGCAACGGCAGCACCTCGAACGGCGGCGCGGCGAGGGCGCCGTCGAGCTCGCACTCGGGGGCGGTGTCCTCATCCTGCACGCGCCCCTCGATCCACACGCACGCCCAGTGCAGCCCGTGCACCCGCGATCCGGCGGCGCGCCGACTGTCGGGTGCACTCGGGTCGGCGCACAGCCACGCCCGGGGGTCGCCCTGCTCGGTGCGCTGTACGGCGGCGGCGAGGGTATCGGCGAGGTCGAACACGAGCCGCTCGACGCCGCGGCCGGCGTCGAGGGCGCCGAGGTTGAGCGGGGCGGGGTGCTCGCGCAGCACGAGCGGGGCCCGGTCCTCGACGACGAGCTGCTCGTCGTCGCCGTCGCGCATCGTGTGCGCGAGCTGCCGCGGTGGCCAGTGATCGGCGGGCGGTTCCTCGATCGCGAGCAGCAGCTCGGCCCACCGGCCGCGGATCGTCCGCAGCGCCCGCACCGTTTCCTGCACAGCCTGTGTGTAACTCACTGTCCCCCCTTGTTGGCTGCTCGCAGCGCCTCGACCTCGGCGGCGTACTGGTCGCGCTCGGCCTCGGCCTCGACGATCGCCTGCTCGGCTGCGGCGACGCGGTGCGTCAGCCGCAGGGCCGCGGCCTGCTGTCCCGCGGCCGAGCGCCGGAAGGCGTCGCCGTCGGCGACCTCGGCCTCGACGAGCTGCCGCAGCTTCACCGTGTCCTCGGGGCCGAGCACGCCGCGGTCGGCGCGGGCGAGCAGGACTCGGATCGCTGCGCGCCGCTCGTCGCGCACGGCCTCGCGGGCGTCGCTCCGGCCGCGCCGAGACCGGGTGCGGGTACGGGTGATCTGGTTCATGGGGTCGTCTCTCCGTTCTCGGCTCGGCGCGGCGTCGTCGAGCAGGTGGTGCAGGTGGTCGGGCACGGCCGGCGGTCGAGGCGGCGCAGCTCGCGGTCGAGGCGGTCGTCGATCCGAACGGCGTACGCGAGGGTGGCGCCGAGGGCGAGCGCGAGCGTCACGGCGAGGGCGAGCAGTGCGGCGCTCATGGGGTGGTCTCTCCGTTCGGTCGGGCACGGTGCAGCAGTCGATCGAGGGCGCGCCGAGCGCCGCGGGTCTCCCGCGCGCGAGGCGCGACCGGTCGCGCGGGGAATTGGTGTTCATGGCGTTGGTGAACACCGACGTGCCGCAGACGTACGTCGTCTGTGACGTGCCATCCCTCGCGAGCGAGACGGTCGGTCAGGCTGGCGACCACGAGCGAGGCGAGGTGCGGGTGCACGTTGAGCTCGTCGGTCAGGTGGGCAGCGATCACGGCGCGGGCGGCGGCGGGGATCATCGGGCCTCGCCCCCGCCGCTGGTGTGGCGGGCGCGGCCGTCGCGTCGCGGGGCCGGTGGCTGGCACATGATCCGGGCGAGGCGCACCTGCTCGGCGTCGGCCTCTCCGTTGCTGAGCTCGGCGATCAGCGCCTCGACGCGCGAGGGGTGAACACCGGTGAGCGGTCGTCGGCCCTTCCCGCGGTTGCGGAAGCTCGATCGGCACTGCTCGTCGACGGCGGCGAGGCAGTGCGGGCACCGTACGCCGAGCGGGTCGGGCAGACCCTCGGCGACGAGCTGCTCGCGGTGGGCGCGGGCGGGCCTGAACTGCCGCAGCTCGGCCGCAACATGAGCGGGCATGTACCGGCGCGGGCCGGCGCCGACTCCGGACATGAGCGCGGCGAGACGTTTCTGCCCTGCTGCGTTGATCTCGGCCCGGTACTGCGCCGGCGCGGCGTGCCCACGGGCGACGGCGGCCCGGGTGCCGAGCAGTTCCTCGCGCCATGCCTGCGGGTTGTCCGGATCAGCGGACGGCACCGGGTCGGTGTGCCGGTTCATGAGCTCGGCACGGTGCGGCCCCCATGCGGCGAGCAGGTCGTGCGGCTCGATCGCCCGGAACTGCGAGCTCTTGTTCCCGCCCTGCTGCTCGTAGTAGCGGCGGGCGGCGCGGGCGGCGTCCCATCCGGTTTCGGGCATGGTCGCCGGCACGTCGGCGACGGCGGCGGTCCACTCCGAGATGGTGCGGGCGGACTGCTGCGGGTCGGCGAGAGCGCGGCGCACTCGGCTGTCGAGCGTTCCGGCGAACGCGAGCAGGGCGGCGATCTGTTCGGGCGTCATGGGCGGCTCTCCTTTTGGGTGAGCAGGGCGAGGCCGGCGGCGAGGTTGTCGGCGTAGTTCGCAGTCGAGGCGGGCACCCGAGGCGGCGTGTTCGGCGCCGGCCGGTCGAGGTCGCTCCAGACCTTGAGCCAGTAGCGGGCCGCTTTCGGGGCCTCGCCCGGATTGGTGCGGCGGGCGGCGAGGTCGACAAGGGCCTCGACGCCGTGCGCCTGTACGAGCCGGTAGACGTCGCGCTGCTCGCCGAGGCCGAGCGACCACCGGACGGTGATCGAGGCGGCGACGAGAGCGGCGTCGAGCGGGCGCAGTTCGGGAATCAGCGCAGCCGCGGTGTACGTCGCGCGCGGCTGCTGCTGTTCGTCTTGTAGAGAGCTTCTTTTGTTCTGGGGGCCGGTAGTCGGCCCCCCGGGGGCCGGTGTCCGGCCCTCCCCCGGGCCGGTAGTCGGTACCCCCGGGGCCGGTGTCCGGCCCTCCCCGGGGCCGCTCACCGGTCCCCCCGGGGCCGATGTTCGGCCCGGGTCGGAATCCGGCCCGGGCCGGTCACCGGTCCCCCTCTCGTCGAGCCGGGGGAGGCGGTAGACCGTTTCTCCGCCGGGGCCGAGCTCGCCCTCGACAATGCCGAGCTCGCCCGACGCGAGCAGGGAGTCGACGGCGTCGCGGACGGTGGAGCGTGCGGCGCGGGTGCGGCGGATGAGCGAGGCGGTACCGGCGTAAGCGACGCCGTCGGCGCCGGCCCGATCAGCGATCGCGAGCAGCACCAGACGAGCGGCGCCTCGGCTGTCGGACTGGGACCAGACCCAATCCGTCGCGGCGAGGCTCAACGATTCGTCTCCTTACGGGGATCGGCGAGCCCGGAGGTTCGGGCCGGTCGGCGAGTGCGGCGGGTGTGTGGGCAGGGCAGCGGTTGCCGACGATGTAGCGGCGGGTACCGATCGCGCGGCAGTAGTTGCCGGCGGCGCCGTCCCAGTGCTCACAGATCACGCCGCGCGATCGGGGCGGCCGACGTACCGAGCGAGGACTACGAACCGGGGCACGTTGTTCTCGACCACGGTCCGGGCGATCGCCTGAAATGAGCCAGCCGGCGCGTAAGAGGCGAGTTGCGCGGTCCGGATCGCCTGCGCCGCCGAGGATGCGCGGGCGCTCGTTTCCTTCTGCTGGATCTCGGCCCACTGGTTCGGGTGCGCCTTGAGCTGCGCGACGATTAGTGCGTGTTTGACGTTCTTCTGCCGGGCCGGCGGCGGGCCGGCGAGGAACTTGACTGCCACTTGATCCCCCTTTGATCTGTGCCTGGACGCGAACAGACATGGCTGTCACCATGTCCGGATCGGCGCTAAAGTCCGTTCCTGTTCACGAACAGGAACAACGTAGACATGGCAGAAACCAGACGTCAACGCAGTTCAGCGGTGTGCAACGGGGCAAGATCACTGGTTAGATGAGACTGTTCGCGTTCTGCGACAAGAACGGAGATGAGAAACCGTGTCGGAGAGCGACACCTCGACAGGCGGCGCCGCAGCCGTCGACGGGGCGGCCGAGCAGGCGTCCCCGGGGCCCTTTACAGACATCGTCATGGCCCTGCTGGCTCCGGGGGAGCCCTTGCGGAGCATCTCGGCGCGCGCCGTTGACCCCGAGACCGGGCGACGCATCCCGCACAACCAACTGCCCAAGCTCGCGAAGGGCGAGGGGTTCCGTCGTGAGCGGTGGCTCATCGGGGCCATCGCGGCGGCGGCGGGGCGCCCTCTCGTCGAGGTGCAGTCCGCGGCGTCGGAGGAGTGGACCGGCCTCAAGGTGGGCGACCTGCTACGGGCGAGTAACTCCAGTACAACCGTCGTGGTCGCCTACGAGTCTGGGACTACGCCGGATGATCTCCCGATCCTTAAAGAGAAGCTAAAGAAACTCGGACTCGGGAACATTCAAGTCGTCGAGGCGACCCCCGGTGACCCGGTGTCGTAAGCGCGTGACCTGCGGTGTTTGTGGCGGTATGTTGGACGGGCCTTGCCTCGGGCATATGTTCGAGTGCTCGGCTCCGCCATGCCTACAGGGGGGGCATCTTGTACCGCGTCACCCGTACCCGACTCGACGACAAAGCACCGGCAGCAGGCGCAGCTAGCGCCGACGAGCGGCACATCCTGCTCGATGACCGGCACATCACAGACACCGGCGCGATAGCGCTAGAGCTCGTGCTGAACGCCCTTCCCCCCGCTGAGGGCGAGAGGGAGCGAGCTAGCCGGCCGCGGCCCAAGGGTGACGCGGGCAAGGCGCAGGGCTAGGAAGACAGAAGGGGCCGCGCGGCGACAGCCGTGCGGCCCCTTCTGCGTGTCGGTGGGCCGGTGTAGCGTGTGATTCGAGCACGTGACGTTTGTGCAGGTCAGGGCCCGGTTTCTGCGTGCCCGTTGCGTGCCCAATGCGTGCCCATTGCGTGCCCGAACTGCTCTGTACCGGTCGTCACGAGTTGGCACGGGAAGGCACCGCCGCACGGCTTGACCTGCGGTTATCGCCATACGGCGGCACCCCGTGGAACTATCCGACAGGACTCATCTGGCGCTCGTAATGCGTAGGTCTCGGGTTCGAATCCCGAAGGCGGCTCAGAAAAGGCCCAGGTCAGACATCGTCTGACCTGGGCCTTTGTGATTCTCCCGAAGAATCCGGCGCGCCTGCGCTGCCGTTTCGGGCCTCGTAGTTGCCGCCGGTGGCCGGCCGGTGGCCGAACGGGCAAAGGTCGTTGTCCCGTCTCTACAAGACGTGCCGTGACTCAACGCGTACAACTACGAGCTGAAGAAACCGGACCCTCCCCGGGGTCCGTGGTCTCGCGACGCGTTCCCGGTGCCGATCTGGCATGAAGACCTGCTTCGCCTGGAGAAGGTCTAGCGGCTCCGGATGCGGACGTTTTTCAAGTTCGTCCGCAACCCCCATGCCCACCACGAGATTTCCCTGACGTGGCCTCATGCCCGCCACTTGCTCAGCGGCATCCTGTGGCGTCGCTCGGCGCCAGCCCGGGATGATCTTGGGCGTCCTCGCAATGTGTGGGCCATGCTCTTCGCAGTCCGAAAGCGGCTCTGCATACCCAAGCCCCACTTTGCGTGGGCAGAGGCATTCTGTGAGTCTGGGCATGGCGGGGTCGCCCCCGCCGGTGCTTGTTGGTCAGCCCTGGCTGCGTGCCGTCAGCCAGCGTGTGGCGGTGGCTGCGTTCATCGTGTAGAAGAACTCCGACTTGAGGCCGGGCTCGTTGGTCAGCGCCTCCGACCATGTCATCGGCCAGTTGCGGCGCTTGTAGTGCTTGCGCACGGCCCGAGTGAACGCGGACAGGTTGCCCTGCAGGCTCTTCTTCTCCATGTCCAGGTGCTTGGCGATCGAGGTGTAACTCACCCGCGTGTCAGGCTCCTTCGCCAAGAGGTCCAGCACTCGGGCGACGGCCTGCACCGAACTCAACGGCTCGATCATCAGCTTCCGGAAATCATCCACGGTCCATTCGACTACCGGCAGCGGGTCCTCATCGGCCGAGTCGATCGATGGGCTGGTCTCCGTAGCTGTCGGAGGAGCCGGCGGGGCGGAAGAGGTGGCGCCCGTCAGCTCGGCGAGGAAGGCGTACACCTGCGTGACGTACTGGCTCGGCACGGGTACCGAGACGAACTGCTGCTGGGATTCCTGGCTCATGACTCTCCCCGGGTCTGTCCACCAGTCCTGGTGTTTGGTGGCAGAGCCCACTCTGACACGCACGTAGTCTCCTTGTCTAGCTACTAGTCTCCTTTAGTCTCGGCTTCTCTGGGGGTTACTCAACTGTTGAGTCGGTGTCCGTGCGATACAGCCCGTCGGGGGACCGTGCTCGTTGTCCGGGGTACCGCCGGGTGATGGTTCAGAGCTGGGGAAATGGGCCGGCCCCGGGATGGGGTCCGGGGCCGGGGTGG